ATGAGTTTATTCAAAAGAGAAAACAGGGACGCAGCTTTAGGCAATCTTACAGACTTATTAGCCCTTAGAGAGGGCGGCCTAAGAAATTATAGCGGTGAAGAAGTCAATGAACAGTCCGCACTTGGTATATCAACAGTTTTTAGTGCAATATCTTTATTAGCAGACAGTATTGCTTTACTTCCCCTTAAAACAATGAGATATGACGGCCAAAAAGTCATACATACAGAAAAACCTAAATTTTTAGAAAAACCAAACGTTGCACAAGATATTTCAATGTTTTCTCTTGTTCATCAAACAATATCAACGTTAGCAATGCACGGTAACGCATTTATCTTGGTTGATAGAGATAGACAAGGTAGGCCTGTACAACTAACACCAATACACCCAGAAAAAGTAAAAGTTGAAATGGATAACGGTAAAAAATGTTTTATGCTTCAAACAAAGAGAGGTAGTTACGATAGAAAGATAACTACGTACAATATGTTGCATTTGATATGGTATCAATATCCGGGGCAACTTGTAGGCGTAAGTCCATTAAGAGCTAACGGCAATACATACGGTTTAGCATTAGCAATGGAAAGGCATTTATCACAGTTTTACGGTCAAGGTGGTACACCGTCAAGTGTTTTAGAAACTGACAGAGATTTGACTGCGGAACAAGCAACTGTGTTAAAAGAAACATGGCTTGGCAATCATAA